CCTTGCTCTAACATTCAAGTCACCATTCTGACAATCAATATTTAAATTTCCATTCTCTACTTGCACACACATTGTTGCTGCAGTATCATCAGAATCTTGCCCACCTTTAATCACAAAACCTTTAGGTGCTTCCAATGTGGTTCTACCCATACGAGCACCACTAGCATCCAAAGTAATATAATGACGTGGATCATAATTATTCTCCAACATCACAGCATGTCTTACATTATCTTCTGACACTCCCCCAAGAGAAATGCATCCATCTACATTGCTTTTACGCCATGCAAAGATGGTATTCAGTCCAAATAATCCCCTTGGTTTTCCCATTAACTTTCTTTGATAAAGATATTCTTGCCAACACAATCAATGACTTCAACCATTTCAAGAGGTAGAAGTGCAGGATCCTCAGGAGGTTCCTCAACACCTAATAGAATCTCAATGTCAGCACCAGCACCGGTGGGACTATTTATTTCAATCTCTGGATAATCAAAGACTGGGGTATCTGGAATACCTATTTTGATTATCCTACCACTAGGATCAGTCTCGAAATCAACTGGATCACCATTAACTTTGATAGTATCACCATCAGTGTAACCACTACCAGTATTATTAATCTTTGCCTTCTTAGGTTTAACAATTTTCTTTTCGCCTCCAGAAGGTGGTTTCTGAGGTGTGTCTTCAGGAGCAGTTATTTTTCCACCACAAGGAAGTTCATATCCAATAGTAGTTGTCTTCCTAAAGGATGTACGAACCTCTTCTACATACTGTCTTGCCCAGTCACAATAGGTTTGCTCAAGAACTATTGGTCCACCAGTTCTTGCAGCTTGCATAAAACCTTTCCATATATTTTTCTTCAAACAAGCAAATGCTCTGGGTTCTATCTCATTAAAATCATTCTTATATTTTTGATACTCATCTTCTGTTAAAGGAGTAACTTTGATATATCTAGTCTTAGTAACAGGAGGTTTCTTCTTAGCATCAATTATAAACTTACAACTAGCACCATCTATATCATAGAACCTTCCTTTGGTTGAACTAATAACCAAGTCCCTCCAATCCATATCAGATGCTTCTTCCATTTCTATTTTATTATCACCACTATTTCTCAACCTAATATTTCCTGTGCTTACAAACTCAACAGGATATGATTTACCAACCTCAACTATCTTAGCAGTATTTTCATTGATATTATCCCTACCTCTAGGTTTTCCTATATCAATACCTAACCCAGGAATCCTAACTCTATTTGCATAGTATGCTGCTGTAGACACATTAAACTTAACTTGTACCTTTGTACCAGCATCTGTTGGTGTCACTGTGTATGTCTCAGTTTCACAGGATTCTCCCTTCCTAAACCTAGCAAGTTGTCTTAAGTACCCTGCTACCTGTGCTTCCAAACCTTTTTTATCGACATACCTTCTAGCATCTTTATAAGGTTCAGCATTATGGTAGTCAGTAAAACGTTTCTTATCATCATCACCTACCTCATTATAAACTTTAACAATCTCTCTGATAAGATTACTCCTTTCAGAACCAGGAATATGTCCCCACTGCTCTCCAAAGGTTCTTTCACCATTCTTCTCCCTAAACCATCTAACCTTCTGGAAATCACAATACCTTCCACCAGTAAGTTTTGGTGACTCACAAGGTAAAGGAGTCTTTATAATCTCTGTTACTTCAGAGTTAGTTGCTAGTCCTTGCCCAATAACCTCAGCAGTTTCATCTTCATAGGTACAGATAGTAATATACATTTCATATAATCTACCTGCTTTATCAAGACATCTCTTCTTAATTACTTCACCATCAAACCAATCTTCAGTACCAGTTACATACTTAATATCAATAAGTCTATACCACTTATCCTTCTGTGTGTCTATTCCTTGTGTATAATCATATCCTTGTGGAGTACTATAAACTTCAACCTCATAGTCAAAAACAAAATACCTATAATCATTCAAACTTAAATCATATGGTTTTGCAAGTTGTGCTTGACTCAATCCAGTATTATGATTATAAACTCCTCTAAATGTTAGTCTAGTACCATCAGCAAGGTCTGCTCTCCATGGATCAAGAGTTCTATATTTTTCACCATTAATATTTAATCTCTGTCCTCCACCTACTACCTTCTTACCATCAATAAAACCTTCTGCACCTACCTTAGTTTGATCCCAACTCTGATAACCTGCTGTTCCAAACTTACCATGTTCTTCTATAGGTGTACCATTAATGCTACGGAGTTCTGTTTCCCTAAACAACTCCAATATTCCTGTGTTGCCCTGCAAATCTGCATTCTGATTTAAGAAATTACCTGTCTGGACCTCAAGTATATTACTAATCTTTCTATCAGTAACAGCATCACGAAGACTGAGAATAGGACCAGCACCGCGACGTGAACCATCTGTTACCTTTGCAAATCCTTTGTATCCTTTCTTCAAATTAATCTGAATAGATTTAATCCTTCCTGGTTTTTTACCAGCACTATTCATTATAGGAAGTCTTCCCCAGTTAGGATCATCCAGTAACTTCTGCATGTTCCTACCAATGGCACCATTCATATGCCTAATAAAATATCCACCTACTCCACCACTAATCTGTCCTCTAGCAGGATCACCTTCAAGGAAAAATCTAATATCAGCATCACTATATCCTTCTTCCTTTGCTCTCACATAATCATTACCTCTTCCAAAACCAGGCTTATTCTTTCCTTCTGCTCCTTGTGGTCCAGGAATAATCTTTCCACCACTAACATCAAAGTTATGCATCAATCTAATTGCTGCATAGTCAATGATATTACTACCTGCAGGAGGTGCTATTGGTTCACCATTTGTAGTGACTGCACTAATAGGTAGTTGACATTTTGCACCAGCAGGAAGATAGACAGTTCCTCCTGGTGGTACTTCAAGACTAGTACCAGGTTCAAATTGATAGTAGTTACCTTCCTTATCAACTATCATAGTAGAATTTGCTTGAGCAAACTTTCTACCGTTACCACCGATACTACCATCAGGAGATGCCATATAATTTGAACCAGGTTCAATGACATCAATATCTTTTATTGGATATGTCCATGGTTTATCCTCCTTATTAGGTTTATCATAATCTAAATTCGCTGCAATAACTGCACCTCTTCCAGTACCACTGTTGTCAGAAACAACACAGTAAGGAGGTTCACTAAAACCTTTGCCAGGTCGTGTCAATTCTATAGCAAGGATAGTTCCATGAGGTCCTACAACAGCATTAGCAGTAGCACCGTTACCATTCCCACCAAATATCTTAATCAATGGTGGACCATTTAATGTGGGTCCAGTTTCACACCCTCCACCAGCAAGTCTTTGCCCACCTAATTGTTTATCAAATGCCTGCTTAATAAAATCTCTACCACCAGGGAATACTTTCTCAGCAGCAAGTGCTGCAGCATCTAATGTATCTCCTTCCTCTAAGAAACTCTTTGCTACGTTAAGTAATGAATCACCAGTAGTACCTGGGAATTGTTTATAAGCAGGTGCATTCTTTGCTAGATTTAAAACATCAGTAATGCCACCTATACCACCCAGTGCTTCCATTCTCATGTTGTCACTATTAATAGCAGTACTGAAGAGACTATTGTTCTTTAAAAAATTAGTACCACCCTTAGTTAATTCAGTAGCACCAGGTATCTTAGCAGCAAGATCTTCTAATATATTTCCACCACTAACCTGTGATGGTACCTGTGGTGCTCCACCATCTAAAGCATTAATATCTCTTACTGGAGTACATGGTATAGGTTTATCACCCTTTAACATCTTGCTATAAGATGTTGAAAACGTAGCAATGCCATCCAAATTGATAGACATACCACCGAAAGCATTCAATCCTCCACTCAATAATCCACCAATAGTATCATTAATATTTGGAGGGAATGATCCTCCAGATGCTGCAGATAATGCCTTATTAACAGGGCCCATTAAATTATTCATTGCTCCATCAAGAGAAGCAATATTCTGTCCCATCAATCCACCAACATATGATTCAGTAACACATGGTGGTTGACTAACAATCTTATTTGCTGACTGCTTAATAAAATCACCAGCACCTGCTGGCATCTTATCAATCATACCTGTAAACTGTCCAACAATATTACCAATAGCATCTACATTATCATTCTTTACCTTGGCCATATCAGACAACTTACCAAACGTAGCAACGTTAGACATCATCTTAGATGCTGCCTCAATAGTTGCTGCTCTCATCTTATTTGCTTGTGTCTTCTGATCCCCTGCAATGATACGTTGAGCTCTCTTCTGCTCCTTCTTCATTGCCTCATCAAAAAGTTTATTCTGTGACCCATCAACCATCACCCCGTTATGTTTCTGGGCAAAGGTTTCTATATTAGACAGACGCTTCATCACTTTGTCTGTCGCACCAAAAGGATTATCACAATCAGAATTATCTGCTGCTGTCATGTCGCCAGTGGCAACCATGTTATCATAACGAGTCTTTTCTGCTTTAGGTCTAATATCACCCTTAGCATAGTCAAGTCTAACAGTCTCCTTTGGTTTAGTCTTACTACGTTTTACTCCTGTATCTCCGACACTCTGATCAGCACCACCTACTGGTTGCCTCTCAACCACCTCATCTTTCTTGATATCAGTGAGTGGTGTTACTCTTTTATTACTGAACCCACTAAAAGGTACAAACCCTTCTTCAGGTACTTCATCTGCCCAATCATTCTGTGCTGACTTATCTAATACCCCTATGATAATTGGTTGTTGTCCATCTTCACCATCAAGGAAGAACCCAAACACCCACTCACCACCAGTAAGGTTAAGTGATTCAGAAGAACCACCCGTCGCTCCACCAGCAGTTGTTGGGACTAAACAATATGCCCAAGGTAACTCATCATTCTTGAGTTGTTTCTTATCACTAGTGTTCCACCCAAGAATACGTACCTTTACCCTTCTTTTAAATCCAGGTAAATCTTTCTGTGCATTAACAGGTAGGACTGGATAATTGTCAGCCCAAGTTTTGGATTCACATACCTGGCCTAACCACCATGTGAATCCATCCTTACCGATATTATAATCTTTTAATAGGCCTTCATTAATCATTCGTCGTATACTCTACACTCCTCTGCATCAGGATGATTATCACAATAAACTTCAAGATGCTTATCTTGATGTCTCAGATGCCAATCATTGATACCAGTCTCTGGTTCATCATCTTTATGATACTCTTCATAGTATGCATGGGCAGACTCTAAGTCTGCTTTAGTATACTCCATTTTACCATGATTAATATGCTCCTTGCCATCTTTAGGATCAAGGTAGACTTCATGGTCCAAATCGTGCTTGATTTCTGTCATAGTTTAGTTCCTTACTTTGATATTTAGAAGGGAATTTGAAAAAGTAATGGGGTAAAAATTTACCGCGATTTTTTTTCGGGCTTTTTTGTAATTGAAAGCTGAAATAATATATCAGCTTCGAGATGGTTTACCAAACGAATCTCTTATGAGATTCAGAGTAGTAAAGGATCTATCTGGAGTAACTCTATGGCATAGACTTGCAATCAAATATATGCCACTGCTCTCCTTGTCTGGAACCTTAGTTTCAGAAGATAGTCCAGGAAACTCACAGTATATTGTATCACCAGCCTTCAAAGAAAAGTCAGACTCTATCATGATATCAACACTGACAGAAAAGAGTTGATTATATCTGGTGATTGCTTGTACCATTCTCTCTTTAACTTTATCATTAGTTTCATCTGGTTTTGCTTTCCATGTAGCAAGTTGTTTCAATCCATCCAAACCTGTAGGTAATGTTCCTACATCTAGAACAGCACTCATCCCTCTAGTAGGTCCTTGTCTAAATTCCTCTGCAACATATGCAAGTCCACCCTTACCCGCTGTCTTAACTTTACCATCCTGATCTTTATCCATGGCAAAATCACTATACTTTACTTCAAACGTAAATGGATTAAAGAATAAGAACCGTGAATTATATGCACCAACAGTAAGTTTCTCTTGAAGATTAATGTTTTGTTTTAAATTGTAATCAAATATCTTTCTGTATCCTTCAGACACTTTCTCAGTAGATGTGTATTGAAACTTCTTAGCGTTCTTTGAATCAGCACTTCCACCACCCTGAGTTGGTCCAACTAAAGTCTCTATAGATTTAAACTGAAACCCTTCTTGAGTCTGATAGAAAAGGAACCCAGCAGTAGATCCATAAGCACCATCAGCAGGTATACATTTTGTTGCTAACCATGTCAACATATAAAAAGGTTTCTTTATTGGAGCAACAAAGTTATAACTGTTAGCAGTCTCTTCAATATTACTTGCCTCAAAATTATTGGTCTGTAAAACATCAGTTAAAATCTTCTTCACGTTCTCAGATATCTTACCACTATATCTTTTAACTACTCTAGTCTGTTCATTAGCAAGGAATTCTTTAGTACACAAATCATATACATTAACACTAGAAGTAGTGTCAGAAATACCATCTCTTACTGTGTTCACATAGAAAGCATTGTCACCAACATATTTTATCTCATTCCCATCAGGATCAACAACACGAATCCTTACTGGTTCACCACCTCTAACTGGTAACCCATTCAATAAGTTTAATTTTTTCTTACCTTCCCCTACTGTGTTACCTGTCTCACCAATTACCATAGAAGATGATACATGATTAGAAAGAATACTTTCATAGTAACTGTATTCAATGACACCATTACTTAAATCAACTGCCTTACCAGTCTTCGGATTACTGATAGACAGTTCTTTAAGTTGAACCTTTTCTTTTTTATTATTTTTTGCCATCAATCTTTATACAATTTTGCAAGCATCATTGCTTTACTATAAGTACTAACAAGTTCATACTTATTTAATGAATCAGGTTCTAGTATCTCATCACTACTAGAAGTAGTACCACCTCTCATTTTCTTCACTGGTACAGGAACTATACCACCTCCACCACCACCTTTCTTATCATAAGATGCAGAACTACTGATAGATGAAGCAGTTGAACTCTTTTCTTCTGCACCCTTAGGTTTCATTAAATCATCCGCCTTCATGTCAGACTTATCAATTGATCCTTCTGCTCTCTCATATGATTTATCCATCATAGATGTAGAACTTGAACCCTTAGCACCCTTAGGAGGGAAGAAAGATTGCATCGTATACTTAGGCATGAAGAATGGGTTAAAGAGTTGCCATATCTTCGGCATACCTTCTACCTTTCCATCTTTAACTAACCCACCCATCCCAGGTATCTTATTAAATATCCACCCCAATGCCTCAGGTATTGAAGGAAGTTTTTCTAGAGCACTTCTAACATTCCAGTCAGTAAAGGGAACACCAAGTCCTAATATTCTTTTACCTCCAGGAACTCTCTCTATCCACTTAGCAGCTATCTCACCAACACCTTCCTCAGGGAACTTAACCATAGGGAAATCCTTAACAAACCTACCTACACCAGCACCTATCCATTCCATTACTGCCTTACTAGCACCTCCTACCTTTGCTAGTACCATAGGAATCATATCAAATAGTAAGAACTTAAGTACTCTAAGTGCTCCCATCCCAAGTTTACCAATCAAACCTAACAGTCCCTTAGGAGAGAACAACCATCCTATTACCTTACCCATACCACCAAGAACATTACCAAGGAACTTCCATATACCACCACCAAATAAGAACTTCATTATTGCTTTACCTACATTACCTATACCTTTAAAGATACCACCAACAACCTCACCTAGTCTCTTCATCGCAGCACCTGGACCCTGGCCAAGCATTGCTTCATATAATAACTCACCAACAAACATACCAATACCTTCTCCAAGAAGCATTGCTATTGGAGATAGTACTGCACCAATACCTGTTGCTGCTAAAGCACCAGCAAGTACCGTACCTAATCCACCACCCAATGCTGCACCAAGTCCCATGAATAATGCTTTACCTATTGGTTCTCCTGCTAGTATCTGAGTGACTGCAATAATAAGAGGACCAACGATAGGAATCTTGGCAAACTTACCAAGCATTTTCAATCCCTTTGTCAACTTACCAGCAAGTTTACCAACCTTACCTGCTGCCTTACCTATCTTACTACCAACACCCTTTGCCATATTCCTGGCAGCAGGTCCCATCTTCCTAGCACCAGCAATCTTAGTCTTCCTTAACTGTTTAGCACCAAACTTCTGAACCTTCTTTAAATTCCTCTTCGCCTTCATTTTCTGAAGACGTTTCCTTGCTGCCTGTCTCCGCTGTCCTTTAGTTAACTTTGTCTTTTTAGGCTTAGGTGCTCCTGGTTTCCTATGCTTTTTAATCTTACCCTTAGCACCAAGAATCATGAACGCAGCAAAGGCTGCCTCCATTAATGGTACTTTCTTTTGTATGTCTGCAAGATTACCAAGTAGATTCTTCTGTGCTGCTTCCTCTGGGTCAGTACCCAGCAACATGTTGACAAGTTTTGCACCAGCACCAGCAATCCATATCACTCCTTTGATTATAGGAGTCACAAGCATTGCTACAAATCTACCAATCTTTCCTACCCATTCAATAACAAACTTAGCAAACCCCAATATCTGTGGAAGATATCGCGTCAACCATCCTAAAAATGAAACAGCTATCAACTGAAGGATAGTATCCCAGAGAGAGGTAATGCCTGTCTTACTTGCTATCTTACCAGCAGCAGCACCAGCAGACTTTGCTGCTCCTTCCAACCAACTTTCTTTTGCTAGTCTCTTTTGTTTCTGTTGTTTGGCCCTATCCTTTTTAAACTTTTTCTTATGTGCTTTCTGTTCCTTCTGTACTGATCTTTCAATAGCATAAACATGCTCATTAATTTTAATCAATACTGAACCAACAGGATTACTAGGATCACCCTTTGGTTCTCCTGGTTTCTCTATCTTTACATCAACTACCTTCTTAATAATCTCACCACCAGGTGATGGTACTAATGCTCCTCCTGGTTGTGACTTTCCAGCATCTGCTTTCGTCTTCTCTGCTTTGCCAGCAAACTTCTTTGCGTCAACCTTCTTATCAGTCTTCTTTCCCAGTGATTTTCCGACGCCCTTTGCCATAGCGCCTAATGCCATTCCTATCATTATGCCACCACACTATACATTGACTTGGTAACTAATGTAGAAAGATTATGCTCGTCAAGTGGAGAGAACATAGGAGGTGTATCACCTGGTTTCTCATTACCTTCTGGACCTCCTCCTTTAGCAGCAGTAGGAGATGTAGAAGCATTGTCCATAGCAAGAGAATCATTTCTAGAACTCTCTGCCTGAGGTGGACTGTTTATCAACTGTTCTGCTGTCTTATCTTGTGATGAAGAACCAGATATCTTCGCATTTATAATCTGTCCTAGTGCTCCTATACCACCACCAATTAACGCTCCAGGTGGTCCAAACATAAGTCCACCAATGATAGCACCCTTACCAGCACCTGCATCTAATATCTTTAATACTGCCTTCTCAATTCTACCCTTCTTCTTGGTACCCTTTTCTCCACCACCAACTCCTCCACCACCAGAGAATGTAGTTACTAAACCACCTTGGTTAAATGTATTGTTTATTATACTACCACCTCTAACAGCCTTAACTGTTGCCTTCTTAGGTTTATTAGTTCCACCACCTGCTGCATTCATAGACTCCATAGTATCAACACCATACTTTTCTACAGCACCCCTACTCATTACAAACTCACCAGGTTGAGCAGCAATCAATTGTGTATCAACACCTGCTCCTGTCACCTTCTCTCCTGTTGATGTACCTATACTTCCACCTTCTGCAGCATAAGTTACACCTTGTGAACGTCTAGGTCTAGATGTAGAACCTGCTGCTTTATTCATTCCTTCAAACAATCCACCACCATACATAGCAACTGCATTCTTACTCATAACATACTCACCAGGAGTAAGCATTGCAGGAACTGTATCACTACCTCTTGTTAATCCACCACCAGCAAACGCATCTAGTTTTTCAATCTGTTCTTTTATTAATCCACCACTCTTCATTCCTTGCGCTGCTACTGCATCATCACCTGCTTGAGTAACTTCATCTGGTATTAACCCCTCATCACCTGGTTCATCATCACCTTTTAATTCCTCAGGTGCATTCTTTTGAGCACCAAGTAAAGCAGCACCACCTATCAACGCTGCCAATCCTATACCTGCGGCCAACCATGGATTCGCCATAGCCCACATCAATATCTTACCTGAAAATGACCACAGTGCTTTGATCATTCCAGCAGCACCTGTAATGATAGACTTAGTGAATAAGAATAACTTTGTTGCTATATTAAATGCTGCTAAGGCAAGTAACCCCTTTAAAATAGGAGGTAAGAATGTAACTACAAAATCCTTAAACTGTTCTACTGCCTTCGCATTAGCAGGGTTTTGTAACCATTTAAGAAGTCTAGTAAGTCCCCACCCAATAACAATAGCACCAAGCATCTGTACTATCGTATCCCATAGACTAGTAACAGGTGCTAATGCTTTCTGTATAGGTGCAGGAATGCCTAGTTTCTTTGCCTTACCCTCTTTATCACTCTCTTTCTTTAACCTCTTTGCTTTCTCTGCTTCCTGTCCTTTCTCATCAGCAGCATCCTCTGCATTGTCTGCCTTTGCTTTTAATGCATTAGCAATATTTTCTACCCTCTTACCAATATCCTTAATGAATTTTAACCAAGGAGGTTCTGAACCTTCTAACTGTGGTAGAGGTTTAATCTCAGTACCAGTTAATAACTTCTGACTCTTAGGTTTTACACCAGGAGAACCAACACCATTGAAATCTATAGCAGGATTTGCTTTCTTCTCTAAGACACTATCCATAAACTTCTGGAACCCAATCTTATCACCCTTCTTCGCAATCTTAAACCCTTCTTTCCTATGTTCAGGATCTATTGGTTGTCCTTTATACGTACCTTCTGTTTGTAGTTCTTGTGCGGCAGCAAAAAATTTATCAGCCTTTATCTTTTTCTTATGACGAGCCGCATCCTGAGGAGAAACAGGTAGTCCTTCTCTGGTATTTCTAATTAGGTCGTCCAGATTCATTTTGCTTTTGTTTCTCCCTTTCCTCTTCGAGGTGTTGTTTTAGGAGTTCAACATATATATCACGTTCCCAAGGGATCATGTTTTCAATCTCCATTAAGCTGTATTTATGGTACTGTATCAACGCGAAATTAATTCTAAAGTATGCCTCAAGACTCATATGAGACATCGCTACGCGAAAAAAGATGCCAGTCCCTCCAAAGTGACAGTACTTTTCTTCTTGGTCTTAGGATTAGTTACATCCAATTCATAAGAAAGTTTTGGCATAGTCTCAAAGAACTTCTCAATCTCTTGGAACTGAGATGAATTTAACTGCTCTAGAAAATCACTAAGTTCTTTCTTACTACACTCAGAAGTAGTCCATGCTTCTTCTTCACTGTAGATAGTATCAATACATGCTGCAATCAAATCAAATGACTGTTGAAGTTGACTTCCTTTAGCACCATCAGTCACCTCAAAGTTTGCTTCAATAAACTGATTCAATGATGGATACCTCATCTTCATAGTGAGTTGATCATCAAGTTTAATCGTATCAACATGATCAGAATTCTTCTGAACTCTAATCTCATCAATAGGAATAGTTGCCTCTACTGTGGTAACTTCATCGTCAGGACAAGTCACAGTAACTTCTACTTCTTCACCAACAGACTTACCTCTGATGTTAAGGAATAGATATTCGATATCAAATGTAGGAAGTCTATCTACTTTAATACTCTTTGTCTTAATACATGCTCTAAGAACTTCTTTTATTGCTCTCGTTATACTTTTCTGATCCTCACTCTCCATGGCAAGGACTAAAAGTTTTTCTTCTTTAACTAGAAATGGTCTGTATTCTACCGACTCTCCAGTTGAGGGCAACTCCAACTCATATGTTGGGGTTGCAATCTTTGGTAAAGGCATAATAACCTAATAAACAACTCAGTGTTTTATTTATTCACCTTCTGAGGCAGCATTAGATTTGGTTGAATTACCTACTGAAGTATTAGAACCAACCCCATTACGTGCATCCTGAACTTGCTGAGTACTCTTATTAGTATTCTGTCCTTTGACTGCCTGAGACTCATTACCTGGTTCAATAGTAGGTTCATTAACCATGCGACTCCTACCACCCTTCCTCCATGCTCTCCTGTTTGCCCAGTACTGTCCAGGAGCCTTCTTCCTCATCTCACTACGTGACATATCCTCAAGAGTATTTCTTACCTGTTTCATTACGGAGGATGGATTGTCCTTCGCAGCAGAAAGAACAGGTTGAGTACCACCTCTAGTATTAGGTGCTTGCTGAGGCATTCTAACAGAAGTTCTATCAGTTACATACCTTTCATACGCAAAGGTAACAGTAAACTCAAGGTTAGATGATGGATCATATGATACACTAGCAGAAGATATGTTCTGAGGAAATGCTCCTATAAATGTATAAACAATCTCTCCTGGTTTTCCATAGTGATACTTTGCTGGTCTAGCATTCTCTCTGAATCCATCTACACCAGAGTGATCTTTATTAAACTTATGAAGATATAACTCTGCTCGATAATCTTCTGGATAAGCAGCAGTATAATATGAGTTCCTACCCATTAAATTATTACCCATCAAAGGCATAATATATTCCATCCACCCTTCAAATGTATAAAGGGTTTGATAACTTGCATCGATAAAGAAAGTTAAGTCAATACTATTATCAAACTGTCTTCTATATGCATGCTTCTGTGTGACACCATAGAAATCATTGGCAACCTCATGAGTTGCTAATGATGATCCAGGAAGCGAAGTTGCTTTACACATTACTCCTATCTCATTCAAGAGATTTCTATCATATCCAGCATTATCTAATTCCCTTCTTACTGCAGGTGGAAATACTATATGTGCTCGGTACTGACTAGTCTGAGCAATATTAGCAAACCTATCAAGAAAGTTTGCTGTAGTGTATTTTGTCCCTGGTATGTTGCCAGCCATCTAAATATGGTATGGTGTTTCCTATACTATGTATGACCTATAAAGGTAAATTTATACCAACTAAACCAAATAAGTACAAAGGTGACATCAGAAACATCATTTATAGGTCCCTTTGGGAACTAAAATTTATGAAATGGTGTGATCGTAATGTAAATATACTTGAATGGGGAAGTGAAGAATTCTTTATACCTTATCGCTCACCCCTAGATAATAGAGTTCATCGTTACTTCCCAGACTTTTATATGAAAGTACAGGAAAACAACGGTAAACAAGTTAGATATGTAATTGAAGTTAAACCTGCAAGACAATGTGTCCCTCCTGTAAAGGGAAGGAAACAGAAGAAAACATTCATCCGTGAAGTTGCAGAGTATGCTAAGAACCAAGCGAAGTGGAAAGCAGCAAAGTCTTTCTGTGAAGATAGACAACTTACCTTTAAGGTAGTTACTGAAAAAGAATTAGGTATATGACTCTCCTACAAAAACCTCATAGGAATAGGATAACACCTATATTAAAGGAACTAATAGGAACAGAGGATGCTGACGACCTAATGATAGATGTCATTGGTGCTCTGAGTGATACTGTTACACCAGTACCTGACTTAGGAAACTACTACACTTTTATCTACAAAGCAAAGACACCTAACATTACATATGATACTAATCCATTGGTTGCTGTAACAGAATACCATCCAAATGGATTCAAAGGTTTTAACTTCCACTGGGGAACGATGAGAAACTATACCTTCTTAGAGGTAGTAGGACAGTTATATTATGTACACCCAGTAGAGATAGATGAGTTAAAAACAATTCCTTATCAGAATTTTGTTCTAAATAACTAAAAAGATTATAGTGGCATCAGTAACTAAGACACTACCAATACCAGGGAGTAAGAGTCAGCCCCTTAAATCTACAAGGGCTAGTATTACATTTGACCCTGCTAATCCTAGTGCTGCAAGAACTCTAACCATAACAAGCGTAACAAAGAATAGAAGAGGTAGAACAACAGCAAGTACAGATACAACATACACTCAGGGTGCTGATGGTATGTTCAGAGATACTAGTGGTACTCTATGGGCAGGAGAATATGATGGAGGTGGTGGTAAAGTAAGAAATACAATGGGCAAAGCAATTAACTCTGCCAATGTAAAAGATTCAACAGTAGATGAATGGGGTGCTAATGCTACTGGACTAAAGAAGAAAGAAGGTGACGGTGGTAGTGGTGCTGATGGAAAAGATAAAGGATCAACCGTAACTAATTCAACTCTTAGAAAAAAGGGCCCAACCGTCCCTAGAAGAATGAATTATGGGGATTTAAGATACCCTATAACTGCCATGAAGGAAACTGACTTCATGAAGATTACTATGTATAGGTATGTGGCAGGTGACTTTGGTAGAAATGGTCCTGCCAATGAAAGGATTACTGATTCTTTAGGTACTTGTATTCTTCCTATACCACCAGGACTAGTCGATGCTAATAACGTTGCCTGGGGTGATCATAAAATGAATGCTTTGCAAATGGGGGCTGCAAAATTTGCAACAGGTGTAATGGATTCTGATAAACCATTTAAAAAGGTAGCAGAATCTGCAGGAAAAATGATAACAGCTGCTCAGAACAACCCTGCTGCTAAAGAACTGATGCAAACTTACCTACTAAGTCAAGTAGGAGCAATAGGTGCTAGTCAAGATCAATTACTTGCTCGTGGGTCAGGTAAAGTATTAAACCCCAACCTAGAATTATTATTTGGTGGACCTGCTTTACGTTCATTCAATTATACATTCAGACTAACAGCAAGAAGTGAAAAGGAATCATTAATGATTCAAAAAATCATTCGTTTCTTTAAACAAGGTATGTCTGTAAAACAATCCTCTGGTAGTGGAGTTTATCTCAGTTCTCCTAATGTATTCCACGTTCAGTTCAAAGACTCAAGTGGAAACGATCATAAATTCATTAATAAATTGAAAAAGACTGCTTGTACTGGATTCAATGTTAACTATGTTCCAGATGGAACCTATATGACATTCGCTAACACTGCTATGACTGCTTATGAAATAGGAATGTCTTTCCAAGAACTGGAACCAATATTCGACAGTGATTACAAGTACGATGATGAGATAGGTTACTAAAAATGTCAAATTACTTCAGTCAATTACCAAACTTTGATTATATCTCTCGCATCAATGAGAGAAAATCTAATAACGATTACATAACAGTAAAGAATATATTCCGTCGTGCTTTGATACGTGAAGATATCTTTACTGACTTTATGGCATTCACCAAATATAGAATTGAAGGTGATGAACGTCCAGATGAAGTTGCCTATAAGTTTTATAATGATGAGGATTTAGATTGGATTATTCTTGCTGCAAATAATATTATAAACGTAAGGGATGAGTGGCCTCTAACACAAAACGATTACCATAACTTTCTCATGGATAAGTATGGTGATGAAACTCAATTAGGTAATACAAAACATTATGAAACTATAGAAGTAAAAGATTCTAAAGGAAAAATATTTGTACCAAAAGGTAAAATTGTAGACAGTGATTTTAAAGTTACCTTCCTAGACTCAGGTACTAATATGCTTACCACTGTTAACCCTGTTCAAGTGGTAACTTATCGTACATACGAAGAAAAACTCCAGGATGATAAGAGAAACATTAACATCCTGGAGTCTAGGTATCTTAATATGGTAATGGATGATATGGAAAATCTGCTTGACTACGAACGTTCGAGTGAATATATTAACCCGAAGTTAAAGAAAGCATCTAATCCTAACCTGGGTTAATTACTCTTCAGCAAGTTTCTGAAAGTAACTAAGGGCATCATCTGCATCAGCATCAGTTGCTTCTACAACTGCAGCTACTGCTGGTTTGGAACCACGTCCTTCACTCTCGTCCTCTAGTTCTTCATCGAACCTAGGAGCTTGTGCTTTTTTCTGTCCAAGCACGGACTTAAGACGCCTTTCTAGGT